GATCACTCCCATTAACTATTACGAGGTATTTATGAAAATTAAAATTTTAGAAAAATGTTATATCGGAACAAATGGTAATATGTTTGCAGGTGAAGAACATGACATTGATGATAGAATTGCAAATAAGTTAATTGCTAGAGGTTTTGCAGAAGAAGCTAAAGCAAAAAAAACAAAAAAGAGTATTATTAACAGAGCCGTCAAATCCTTAGAAACACCAGAGGATGACTAATGGCAGTAGAAAGTGCAGCAGATCGATTATTATTCTTAGAAGTAGATGATTTTGGAACTACTGCAAGTTATACTGTACAAGGTGGTTCTGCTGCTAATATAACTGGAATATTTGATAACGAGTTTATAGAGGTGGATGCAGGTGGTACAGTTGGAGTTGCAATTCAGCAACCTCGATTTTTATGTAGGACAGACGATGTTTCTAGTGCGACAGAGGGTGATGCAATAACTATTTTAGGAGTGGCATATACAATTAGGATAGTTCAAGACGATGGAACAGGCATGACAACTTTTGTATTAGAGAAAAATTAAATGGCACACGTTAGAAAGCAAATTAGAGATGCAGTTGTTACAAGATTGACTAATCTAACGACCACAGGAACAAGAGTATTTAGATCAAGAATATATCCATTAGAAAGTAATAATCTTCCGGGATTATGTATATTTACAAAGTCAGAAGCGACAACTTTTGACACATTAACAAGACCAAGATCAGTAAGTAGGGTTTTAGAAATTGGTGTAGAAGCATATGTTAAAGCGACAAGTAACTATGATAATACACTTGACACAATTGCAGTAGAAGTTGAAGAAGCTATTGCATCAGATGTTACGTTTGGAAGTCTTGCAAAAGATACACAAGTAACATCTTTTGAGGGTGACTATAGTGGTGATGGTGAACAACCAATTGCTATTGGTCGCTTTACAGTTGAGGTGATTTATAGAACCTTAGAAAATGACGTAGAAACTGCAGCTTAAAGGAGATAAAAATGGCAACACACGCAGGATCAGAGGGAACAGTTAAAAGTGGCTCAAATACAGTCGCTGAAATTCGTTCTTTTTCTTTAGAAGAAAGTGCAGACACCATTGAAGATACAACAATGGGTGACACTTCAAGAACATATCTAACAGGATTAAAAACATTTAGTGGTTCTGTAGATGTATTCTGGGATGAAACAGACACAAATGGTCAAGTATCATTTGCAGTTGGAGCATCTGTAACTTTAAATGTATATCCAGAGGGTGCAACAAGTGGTGACACTTATTATTCTGGAACTGCCATTGTAACAGGAAGAACAATTACATCATCATTCGATGGTATGGTTGAAGCATCTTTCTCTTTACAAGGCACAGGCGCACTTACTGCAGCAACTGTTTAGAGGTGATTTATGTCATTAGGGGAACAGATCGCAAGTAGACGTATAAAAGAAAAAAGAACTATTGAAGTTCCAGAATGGGGTGAAGATAATACTCCATTAATTTTATATGCTAGTGCAATTACTGCAGGTGATATTAATAAGTTGCAGAGAAAGCATAAAAACTTTCTAAATGATATGACTGTAGATGGAATGGTTGATTTAATAATTGAAAAAGCTGAACTTGAAGATGGCAAAAAAGCGTTTTCAGTATCAGATAAACCATTTTTAATGAGTGAAAAAGTTAATATAATTGCAGAAGTTTCTGCAAAAATGTTTGGTGAAACTGTTTCTGTAGAGGAACAAGAAAAAAACTAAAAAGCGATTTGTTAAGGTTTAATTTAATAGCTTTGGCAGATCGCTTACACAAGACAGTTGATGAAGTTGAACATTTAACTTTATCTGATATAAATGAATGGTACGCATATTTTAAGGTGTTAGAGAATGGCAGATCAAAATCTTAAAGTTACCTTATCAGCAGTAGATAAAACAAGACAAGCGTTTGCAAGTGTTCGTGGTGGATTAGGTAGGATAGGCAAATCTATTGTTAGTGTTAAGGGTGCTTTAATTGGATTAGGAGCAACTGTTGCATTAAAACAATTTGCAACACAAATAGATAATTTAGCAAAAGCATCTAGTCGTTTAGGTCTAACAGTTAACCAAATACAGACATTACAATTTGCAGCAAGTCAAACAGGTGCAAGCGCAGAAGAACTTGAAAAAGGTTTAACAAGATTTTCCAGAAGTATATCAGAAGCATCAACTGGTTTAGGTGTTGGAGTAAAAGCATTTGAAGCATTAGGATTAAGTGTTACTAATGCAGATGGTAGTTTAAAGCCAACTAATGAATTATTAAATGAAGTTTCAGATCGTTTAAGTGCAATAAAAGACCCTGCAGATAAAGTTAGAATTGCATTTGATTTATTTGGTAGGTCTGGAGTTAACTTAGTCAATACATTACAAGCAGGTTCATCTGAATTAAATAAATTAAGAGATGAATTTAATGCAGTAACTTTGCAATTAACAAGTGAAGATGCAAAGGCAGTAGAAGAAGCTAATGATTTGTTTGATAAATTAGGCAGAACTTTTGTTAGTTTTGGACAAAAAATAACATCTTTTATTTTACCTATATTAGCAAACTTAGCTAAATTTTTAACAGTTTTTGTTGTTGAGGGTTTTGCAAATGCAATAAAAGCATCAAGAGATTTTCTTAACACTATCATTTTAGGATATAATAAATTAGCTGATTTACTTGGATTAGACCCATTTGATGAATTTACATTTGGACAAGAATTAGAACAAAATTTAAGAAATATTTCTAGTGCATTTGATAAAACTTCAGAAAGTTTAGAAAAAGTAAATCCACCTTTAAGAATTGCAATAAATGGTTTTAAAAGAGTTACAGATACTGTTAAAGAAGTGAAGCCAGAATTATCTGCATTACAACAGTCATTTAAAGACGTTGGAGATAGGGGGATTAAATCTTTAGAGGATTCATTAGTTGGAGTTATTAGTGGCACTAAATCAGCTAAAGAAGCATTTAAGGATATGGCAAGATCAATTATTTCTGATTTAATAAGAATTGCTATACAAAAACAAATCACCGGCCCATTAGCAGGAGCATTAGGAAGTTTCTTCACTGCTTCCTCAAATGCCACAACTGTTCCAACATTTATGGCTAAAGGTGGAACTGCAACAAGTGGATCACCTTATATTGTTGGGGAGAAAGGGCCGGAGTTATTTGTACCCGGAAGAACAGGAACAGTCGTACCTAATAATCAATTAAGTTCTGGTGGTGGTGTTACAATTAATCAAACCATTAACGTCACTACAGGTGTTCAACAAACAGTTAGAACGGAGATTGCAAACCTAATGCCACGAATAGCACAAGCATCTAAACAAGCAGTCTTAGAAAGCAGACAGAGGGGTGGTTCATTTGCAACTGCTTTTGGTGGTTAATTATGGCTATATCTTATCCATTAGCGACACCAACAAATAAAACAATTCAACAAGTTGCATTTTTTGCAAGAAATACAGTTGCAGTTTCACAATCACCTTTTACTTATTCACAACAAGTTCACAAGTGGACAGGTCAAAGATGGGAAGCTGATATAACGCTCCCACCTATGAAAAGAGCAGATGCAGAAGAATGGATTTCATTTCTTGTTAGTTTAAAAGGTTCATATGGTACATTTTTATTAGGTGATCCATCAGCAGTAACACCTAGAGGAACTGCATCAAGTTCACCCGGTACACCTATTGTTAAGGGTGCTAGTCAAACAGGGGATCAGTTGTTGATTGATGGCGCAACTGCAAGTCAAACAGGTTATTTAAAAGCAGGTGATTATATTCAATTAAGTTCTGGAGTAACTGCAAAGTTTCACAAGGTTTTACAAGATGCTAATTCAGATGGTTCTGGAAATGTAACTTTAACAATATTCCCAGATTTGAGAACATCACCAACAGATAATTCGTCTGTAGTGGTGACAAATGCAAAAGGTGTTTTTAGATTAAATGACAATGTAGTCAATTGGAATGTTAATGAAGCATCTATATATGGGATAACATTTGGTGCAGTAGAGAGTTTATAAATGACTAGATCAATTACTTCAAATATGTTGACACAATTATCAGCTAAAGAGGTTGAATTATTTTTGGCATTAAAATTAAACTTTGATAGTGGTACAATTGCATTATGGACAGGTTATGGGGATATTACTTTTGGTTCACAATTATATACAGGTGCAGGAACTTTATTAGGTTTTAGTACAGTTGAAGAAACATCTGAAATAGCAGCAAGAGGTGCGCAAGTTACTTTAGATGGAATACAAACATCAATTGTTTCATTAGCGTTAACGGAAAGCTATCAAGGCAGACAAGCATTAATATATTTAGGTGCATTATCATCTGGTTCAGTTGTCGCTGATCCTACTTTAATATTTGATGGTCGAATGGATGTTATGACGATTGAAGATAGTGGTGATACTTGTTCAATTTCATTAACTTTAGAAAGTAGATTAATTGATTTAGAAAGAGCAAGAGTTAGACGATACACTCCAGAAGATCAGAAGATAAACTTTCCTAATGATAAAGGTTTAGATTATGTTTCAGATTTAACAGATAAAGTGGTGCAATGGGGTGGAAAGTAGAGTTTCAAATTGGGAAAATCTATTAGTTAGATATTTAGAAGATTGTAGAGATAAGCCTTTTAAATGGGGAGAACATGATTGTGCTTTATTTACTGCTAAGTGGGAAAAAATTTTAATTAATAAATCTAGATTTTCTGAATTTTTCAATAAATATAAAACTGCTTTAGGTTCTTTTAAGGCACTAAAAAAATATGGTGAGGGTGATTTAGTCAAAACAGTTGATGCAAAATTAGATAAAATAGACAAGAAAAAAATTACAAGAGGTGATATAGTGAGTGTAAATACAGATGAGGGAATTGC